GAGCCTCCAGCCCGAGAGCTTCTTCAACATGCTGATAAGCCGACTCTCCGAGCCTGGCTCCCAGCTCTTCCTGACCACGAACCCCGGCCCCCCTGGTCACTACCTGAAGAAGAGATGGATCGACCGCGAGGGCGAGCTGGACCTCAAGACCTGGCATTTCCAGTTGACGGATAACCCCTGGCTCGATCCTGCCTACGTCGCCGAGCTCAAGCGCCAGTTCGGACCTCGAGGTTCTCTCTTCTATCAGAGGTACATCGACGGCTTGTGGGTAGCTGCTGAGGGTGCCGTTTACCGCAACTTCAACCGTGATCTTCACTGCGTCTCCCACATCCCCGAAGGCAGGATCGAGGAGATGAGAGTCGCTGTGGACCCTGGCGCCACCCACCCCACGGCCATGCTGAAAGCGTTCCGGCTAGCCGATAAATGGTACGTGGCTGGAGAGTATCGGAAAGCTGACAAATCCCCGGCTGAGATCTCGAAGGACCTGAAGAAATTCCTGGCTGGGATGTACCCGACCTCGATCGACGTCGACCCATCAGCGAAGGCTCACCGGCTCCAGTTTGTGGGGGATGGGATAAGCGGGGTCCAGAGCGCCGATAACGACGTCCTGAACGGGATCCAGAAGACCATCAACGCCTTCGACCAGGGCTGGCTCTACCTCGTCGGCCCGTTGACTGAGATGCTCCAGGAGGAGCTGGAGGGTTACAGATGGGATCCCAAAGCCACCGAGCGGGGCGAGGACGCCCCCATCAAAGAGGGCGACGACCTGGTTGATACCCTCCGCTATTTGGTCAACAGGATCAGCAAGAGCCGCCGTGTTACCGATTTTAGGAGGCCTTCAAGATGACTGTATTCACTACGTTAGATTTTCTGAAGCCCGGCCAGAAGTGGCCGCCAGACAAAGACCGGCTGGCTCGATACGCAAAGAACCGGCTGCTGATGGAGGGAGATCACGATCTCGTCTTCACCGGACTGAATGAGGATGACGCGCCCAGGATCATCAAGATGAGGGTCAACTGGTTCAAGCGGATCATGACCCTCTTCTCTGATCTGGCTGTGGGAAATCCGCCGAAGACCACCTCCGAGGAGCAGGCCACAGTGGACAGGATCACCGACGATAACGCCTTCGAGATCCTCGTCTACGACCTCTTCAGCGACCTGATCGCCTTCGGGGATGGGGTCCTCAAACCCCGATGGGATGGGAAGCGCGGGGTTATCAGTCGGATCGACCCTCGCCACTGGTTCCCGGTGGTGGACCCCGACGACTCGGGAACGTTCACCCATCACGTCCTGGCGTGGGAGGTCCCCTTCGGCGAAGACAAGTACGTCAAGGTCGAGATCCACACCCCCGGAAAGATCGAGCACCGGCTCTTGAAACTGACATCCGACGGCAAAGAGATCAAAGAGCCCGTAGACCTGGCCACCATCTCGAGATACGCCAGCCTGAAGACCGAGGAGGAGACCGGCACCCCTGGCTTCCTGGTCTTCCCCTTCAGCAACCTGAAAGCAGGCGACGGCGTCTTTGGGCTGGACGACTTCAAGGACATCTCAGATCTTGTGGAGGAGATCGAGAGGAGGCTCATCAAGGTCTCGTCTACGTTGGACGTCTTCGCCGATCCCTGGATGTGCGGGCCGCCGGGGCTGAGGGTGAAGGACCCCCTCACGGGCGAGGTCGTGTGGGCTTCCGATGAGAAGTACATCTCTCTGAACGAGGGCGAGTCCCCTCCCAAGATCCTCACCTGGGATGCTCAGATGTCGGCCACGTTCGAGCAGATCGATGGCTTGCTACGGCAGCTCTACGTCATGGCCGAGCTTTCCCCGGCTGCTTTTGGTGAGGTGAAGACCGGCCTGGCCGAGTCTGGGAGCGCTCTCAAGCGGCTGATGCTCCCCACACTGGCGAAAGTCAACCGATTGAGGCTGAGGATCAGGCCGAGGCTCATCGAGGTCCTCAAGACCACAGCAGAACTCGAGGTTGCATCCCGGATGAGCGGAGCTCAGGCCCTCACCAACGTCTCCTTAGAATGGCGATCGAGCCTTCCCGTTGACCCTGTGGAAGCGGCCAACGTCGAAAAGATGAGAATGGAGGCCGGGAACTCTTCGAGGAGGGCCAGTGTTGCCAGACTGAATGAAGGCGCGAGCGAAGAGGATCTTGACGCCGAGGTTGCCGCTATCGAGAAGGATCGGGACATGTTCACAAGGGAGATCCTTTCATAGCACGACCACCACCAGACGTGTTATTTCAATAGGGTGACTTCACCCCATCGATCAACTCCCTAAAGTCAATAACCTCCACGGAGGGTTTTGACTTTAGACTGTGACGAGGAGATCACGACATGAAACAGCTATCTATCGACGAGATCAACGTCCTAACCGACTTCCAAAAGAGGCTGAAGTTAGGCATAGTCACGAACCCCACAGCGAGAGGACGGTCTCTCCTCATGTCAATCTCCCTCGATGTGGAGGATCTGGCGAGTATGCCCCTCAGAGACCTGGCCGGATACCTCAGCGCCTACAATCAGGGGATCCCCCTGGAGGTCGTGTCTCGGATGGTGAGAGAGTCCGACCCCTTGGTCGAGAAATTCGGGCGGAGGTTGTGGTCGGATATGGCCGATCCCAACTCGAAATATTATCTAGGTGGTGTTTACAAAAAGCAGGCAGAGGCCACCATCTACAAGCTCGAAGGCATGGACTTGATGGCATCCTTCCCATCAAAACGAGAACTCGACCCCCTGATCGATGAGTACCTGGAGAAGCGCGGCGGGATGTTCATCAAGTCTGTGGGGGAGTCTGGCCGAAATGAAGTGAGAAGGCTTCTGATCGAATCGTACAGGGAGACGGGAACCTGGAGCGCCTTTGACAAAAAGATGCGTGAAGAGTTCTCGTATACTCAGAAATGGAAACGATACCAGATTTACCAGACAGAACACGGTCTAGCCGCGAACTCAGCTTATTTTAATATCGCAGATCAGATTAAAGAGATCGATGGATTCAATATAATTCTCGGGTCTCGCCCCTGTCCGTGGTGTCAGTACATGGCATCCTTCACCCACAAGCCGACAGAGGAGAGGCCGACTTATCACCCAAATTGTGTCTGCTTGTGCTCTCCCTACATTGAGAAGATCTCAGAGCATGTAGGCCGCCGGGTTGATTCTGATCCGCTGAGTTATATGAAAGAGAATGAATACTTACGACTGAAACAAAACTATGCAAACTTCCAAGCTCCCCGGATGGTGGCGTAATTCTACAAAAGGGACAAAAGCTTAAATAGTATCCCGGTGAATATCTACAATTAGGCAAACGAGGCCGTAAACTCGGAGATCACGAATATGTCCGGCGATGATGGTGAAAAGAAATTTACTCAGGCTGATGTGGACCGAATAGTCCAGGATCGAGTAGCCCGTGAGAAGGCGAAATATGACGAGGCTCTTGCTGAAAATACCGCCCTGAAAGCGAAAGTGGCGGAGCACGAATCCAAGACCCTGGACTCTCTGAAGACGAAGATCGCCACCGATTTGAAGCTCCCTCCGGCCCTGGTAGGCAGACTCCAGGGAACGACCGAGGCGGAGCTGAAGGCCGACGGCGAGAAGCTTCTCAAAGAACTTGGACCACGTGAGCCTGTGGGCGGCGGTGGCAATCCAGCGGGCGAGGTCAAGAAACCTCTCACTCGCGAGGCTGTGAAGGCCATGAAGCCAGACGAGATCATCGCAAACATGGACCAAATCAAGAGCCAGATGAAAGAGGGCTCACTGAGGTAAGATCACATGGCAATAACGAATTTCATAGGCGAGGTTTGGGCAGCCCAAATCCTCCAGAGTCTCCAGAAGAGCCTTGTTTACGGCCAGGCCGGAGTTATCAACAGGGACTACGAAGGCGACATCAAGGGCAAAGGCGACACGTGCCGGATCACGGCACACGGTCCGATAACGATCGACAACTACGACAAGAGCACCGGACTCTCGGACCCTGAAGAGCTGGACGACGCCTCCACAACGCTCGAAATTGGGCAGGCCAAGTTTTTCAACTTCAGGATCGAGGACATCGACAAAGCTCAGATGAACGTGAAGCTGATGGAATCGGCCACAAGAGACGCGGCTTATCAGCTCGCCGAGGTCGCAGACGAGTATATCGCCGGGATCATGGCCGCGCAAGCGGGCTCTGCTGTGGGTGCCGATGGAAGCGACAAAATTTTTGATGGAACGACCGACATTGTCCACGATGAGATACTTGAAGTCAAACAGAAGCTCGACGAGGCCAACGTGCCTTCTATCGGCAGATGGATGGTCATACCTCCCTGGGTCTCCAAGGTGCTGATGAATGAAGACATAATTACAACGTCGATCTGGTCCGGGGCGGAGAAGGTCATGTTGAACGCCCAAATAGGCCGCCTCTACGGCTTCGACATTCTGATGAGTAACAACGTGCCGAACGCCGCAGGAGATCACTATAAGGTCCTGGCCGGGACTTCCAGGGCGACCACGTTCGCCGATTCTGTGAACGAGACCGAGGGTTACAGACCTGACAAGTTCTTCGCCGACGCCCTTCGAGGCCTCCATTGTTACGGCGCAAAATGTATCGATCCGAGCTGCCTGTGCGTTCTGACTTGTGCTCCGAGCTGATGAGGTGGTGAATCATGGTAAGATCTGAAATAACCGTAAATGAATTGGCCGGGGCTTTCGCCAACCACGAGACCGCCGATGCGATCGATAAGGACAACGATCACGTGATCGCTGAGGGGGCCAACTTCAAGAGGCTGGTCCTGAGCTTCGAGCTTTCGGCAGCGACCGCAGCCGACACGATAACGATCGTTGCCGGAACCGCTCACCCTGCCTTCAGACGGGGACTTGGCGATCTCGTCTTTGAGGCCGCCGGTGGAGCTGAGCGGGTATGTGTGGGTCCGATCGAGACGGCTCGATATCTCCAGGCAGACGGAACTATCCACATTGATGTGGCTGGTACTTCGATAGCGGGAACGATCGACGCCTACGCACTGCCTTGAAAATATCACGATGGTTAAACCATAATCGGGGCTACTCCTTCGCACCGGGTAGCCCCCCACAGCCCCTTTAGGAGGTATATTTTCATGGCGGAATATGTTACGTCGGCTCAGGTGGATTCTTACGTTGCCGACCGACCCGACTCTACGGCATGGACCGGGGCGACCGCTGGCGATAAAGAAGACGCCTTAAAATATTCTTCAAAAATTATTGATTCTCTTCTCTTTGTGGGTAAGAAGTACGAAACCGACGTCACGACTCAACCTTTGCAGTGGCCGCGACAGATCAAGACTCGCCACGGCTGGAGGATCGCAGACCTCGATTCTAGCGGGGATGCTGTGGTCCCACAGGCAATCAAAGACGCAGTTTGTGAAGAGATCTTAACGAGACTGTCAACCGTGAACTCGAAGAGGCGGCAACTCCAAGCGGGCGGAGTAAAGTCTTTCAAGATATCTGAGATCAGTGAGACCTTTGACGGATCGTTTCAAGGTGGTGGAGTTAAGGGAACTCCTCTTTGGAGCTGGACAGCATACCATTTCTTGGAGCCCTATTTGGCAACAGGGGCGAGGTCTCGATGATCGAAGAGGACGACTACTTCAACCAGGACGCTTATAAAAAGGGCGAGGAGACCTCTGAGTTCTACGCCGGGCCAGCAACCGATGAGTCGATGCTATCCGATATTGTCGCCACCGATTACGATGGGTGTTATTACTTCACATATATCTGGTTCTATATCACTGGCGGTGTCTCGCCTTCGGGAACCATCACCATTACGGGGAAAGATCGGTTTGGTGACCCCCAAGAGGAGGTCGTGACCATCTCCAGTAACGGGGAAAAAGGAACCATCGAAAGCGATCATTGGAGCGAGATATTCTCCATCACAAGCTCAGGCCTCTCGGATGAGACCCCGGTCCCTAACGTGGCTATCAAGATTTGGAATCAATCCGAGGAGTGGGTTACAACCTTCGGATGGGACGCGATAAAATGCAGATGGGAGGAGAACCCGATAATCAAGCCGTCCGGTGGCGGTTGGGATTACGGCGACGGTAAAGTCTTCACAAAAGAGGAGATCGAGATCGACGATGTTCTCAGGTATGAGGGGATCGAGTTCACGGTTCTTGACGTGAGGGTCCACAGAGACCTCGATGGTGTGGAGATATACCGGACGGTGGTCTATTGACTACGTTTCACCTACTCTTTTGGCGGTTCCTTTGGGTTCTCTGCCCGCTGTGGGAGTTTCGACTCTAGGGATCGCATCACATTTTATATCGATTGTTTATTTTAATTTCTGAGAGCGTTTCTCTAGCGTGCGCGGGCCACCAGCCCCACCACATGTCTTATGTAAGGCACTGTCTTATGTAAGGAAACCATATATACCATTCCTTACATAAGACAAATCATGGACTCGATCAAAGACACCACAACGGGGAGATTATACAAACAGGAGGTCGTCTTCTGTGGGAAAGAGCGATGCAAGAAATGTGCGAAGGGTGAAGGTCACGGCCCGTATTGGTATGCCTACTGGTGGGAAGGCGGGAAGACTCGAAAGAAGTACATCGGGAAGACTCGAAAGAAGTACATCGGGAAGACCCTTCCGACGAGCCTTACACAAGACAACTTACATAAGACAGATACCCTTACACAAGACCGCGAAGAGTCTTATGTAAGAACGGAAGATGCCTTACCTAAGACACCCTTACCTAAGACACCCTTACCTAAGACACCCTTACCTAAGACACCCTTACCTAAGACACCCTTACCTAAGACACCCTTACCTAAGACACCCTTACCTAAGACACCCTTACC